ATCATTTACAGTAATATTAACTAAATTAGTTGTTCCATTTGCTAGACGAGCAAAATGTCCCTGATTGTGCAAATTCATCATTGCATAATAAAGATAGTTTGGATCAAGAACATCAGTTTTTACAACTTTAACACCAATCCTTGAAGGATCAAACTCTTTAACAGGCTTACCCACAGTCTTATCACTACCCTTACGTACTAACCAAAAGTCAGCGTCTGGCATATTGGTAGCAATTTTTGCTATGTCTTTCAGTCTGTTTCCTGAATTCTCTGATATGATTTCTGTAAATCTCATTATTTTTTCCGTAAATGATTGGCTTTATTACGTAGAGGTGACGCACTTTCTGTTTTTAGCGACTCTGGTCCAACTTTAGCATAGCTTCTTTTTGGCTCATATGAACCAACTTGACCACTATTGTCCATTGCGTAGATAGCACCGTTTATCATTTTTTCATGTACAAATCTAGCGTTAGGGTATCTTGCTAATACTGCTTTTTGCCAATATTCTTTAGTCACTGGCATTTGAGAACCTTGCTGTCTAGGAGCTATATTTTCCTTTTGCATGTCGGGTTTAGTTGGCTCTGATGCATTAAAATAAGCACCCATTATTTCGTTGTCAGACTTGCCTGAAGTGCTTAGAATTGCTTCAACTTGTGCAGGTGTCTTGCCCATACCGGCTGCAACCATTAGTTTAATTGGGTATGGCAACATTTCCCAGAATTTCAATTGTTCAGCACGGCGTTCATCATCCCAATCAGTTATCTTTTTTTGCTCCAGATCGTATTGGGCCTTTTCTAATGCGCCATACATCTCAGGTGTCATACTGGCTCTAGCACCTTTGATATTTCCAAATAACGAACCAAATAGCTTTCCGCCAAAGTGTTTTACTTGATAACCACTTAGTGCCATAGCGTGTTGTTCACGTTGTTCAGTGGTATTTTCGCCCATGCCCATGAAATCTGCGTATGCACGGTCAAGGAACTTTTTATATTCTGGATTGTCAAGTAATGAAGCGGCAGAGTCTGCTTTCCATTCTGCTTCGTAGTTTTCGTAGTTGTCTATAATAGATTGAACAAACTCTGTCCATTTTTTGTTAGCGCCAATGTTAGTAGTTACAGTACCAAATGGTTGTTGCGAAACATTACTAGGACCAACATTAATTGGATGACCAAAATATTGATTTTCTAGTTTACTAACATGGTTGCCAGTACCAACTTTTTCTGTTGAGCGCATCATTTGGTCAATCGCCCACTTTTTAAAACGATCCCATTTTTCGGTGTTTTCTTCCCATTCATCAGCTTCTCTTAAAATTTCATTTATTCTCATAATATTATCCGTAAATAGTTGACTTTATTGCGTAGGTATGCTACACTATATCTATTATTTATCACTTTGGACTATTACTTTGACAAATCAATCTATCAAACGCATCGGCTTTGCTTGTAAGTGGGCAGAAATCAATCACAAAGGTGAGCTTGTTTCGGCAGAAGGCCTTAACACGGTCGGTACTACACAAGCGTGGGCAAAGCGTAATAATCGTAGTGTAGTAGAAGAAAAGATTATGGATGTTGCTAAACGCAACATTATGAACACTCACGCATTAGTTAAACGTGTTGCTACATTGGAACCCGAATTGCGTATGGTTCGTCTTACTAGTGATATGCTCAGTTTCTACACTATGGATGGATACAAAGAATTCTGGCAAAGTACTGATGTACAGAATAGCTTACAGCGTTGGTTTGCACCCATTGGTGAAACAGCTAGAGCCAATGATGTTCGGTTATCATTTCATCCGGATCAGTTTGTAGTTTTAGCGAGTGACCGTGATGAGGTAGTAAATAAGAGTATAGAAGAATTTGAATATCATTGTGACATGGTTCGTTTTATGGGCTATGGGAAGACATTTCAAGACTTCAAAGTAAATGTACATATCTCAGGACGTAGAGGCCCACAAGGCATTAGAGATGTGTACAATAGATTGTCGCCAGAAGCGAGAAACACACTAACACTAGAAAATGAGGAATACACACATGGACTTAAAGACTGCTTATCATTATCTGACCTCGTCCCTACTGTCATGGACATACATCACGCATGGATCCGAGAGGGTGAATATATTCAACCTACTGATGATCTGGTTAAAATGGTTAGGGATAGTTGGCGTGGTATTCGCCCTACTCTCCATTACAGTGTTAGCCGCGAAGATGTACTCATCGGTCATTCCGGATCACAGTTACCCAATCATGGTGCGTTGATTGAAGCAGGACATAGTAAACAGAAGCTTCGGGCACATAGTGATTACTATTGGAACGATGCGGTGAACGATTGGGCATTGACATTCTTAGATAACTTTGATATGATGTGTGAATCAAAGGCAAAGAATCTTGCTAGCTTTAAATTATATGAAAGATACAAATGTTTGACAAAATAAAAAACTTATTTAAAAAACAAGAGGTTGAACCTGTTGTTAAGAAAGAGCCGAAGCCTAAACAACAGAAACCTCCTACACCGGAGCTTACTGCAAAAGAAAAAGCTACTGCCGCTAGTGAACCATACGTAGCTATTAATAAAGTAGAAATCAACCCTCAAAATATCAATGATGGTTCATTTGATTTAGATTATAATGATAAGTTTGTGTTAAATCTTATTAAGGCAGGTTATAAACAACGAGATGACGATACTGATGTAATCATAGTAGATAGGTGGTTTCAAACAGTCTGCAGGAATATAGCTTTGGAAATGTATGAACAGCAGGTTGCTGATCCTGAGAACCGTGATGCAAGGGTAATCCGTACAAAGGATTTAGGAAACGGGCGCACAGAAGTTAGCTAATTTACTCAAAAGGTTGACATTTAATAGAATCCCGTGTATAATACAACTGTGCGCTGAATAATATTCGTTGCACAGACATTTAACACAAAGGAGAAACAATGTCAAAATCTAAAACTTTTAAATTCGCATGGGTATCAAACTCAAAGTCAGTAACTAAAAAGGATCTTCCAAAAAATGAATTGGATCAGAAACCCGGTTACATTGAGCAAAACAGTATTACTAATCTAGTAGATACTTTTAAGAAAAGTGATTTCTTCAAACAACTGAAGGATATCTTAAAGACCGATGACTACAAAGATGAGTGCAAGGGAAAGCCTCAGAAATATAGTCAAATGCCCAGACTAGAACAAATTCCAATTCTATACCTTTTCACTGCACTAGCGGTTCAACGAAAGATTGATTGGGATCATTTGTTTAGAATCGTCACTACATGGGATTCTCGCAGGCCTGCCACAGTTAACGTAATTCGTTTGCCAGGTACAAATACTTACTACATCACAGATGGTCAACATACAGTATTAGCAATTGCTATTCGTGCAATGTTAGGTTTGTTTGATGATGTTGATAAGAATGATTGGATGAATGTAACTGTTAATTGCCAAGTCGTTGAAACTAATGACTTTAGTTTTGCACGTGAACACTTCTTGGGTATTAACGGTGATGATAAACTGCCAATTATTCCTTTTGACACACACAAGATTCATGTGTTTGGTAGTCTCTTAGACAATAGTAGTCAAGAAAAATATGTTATGGCACACCGAAAGCAAAATGCTTTTGTCAAATATAATTTGACACCGGTACACCCAGAAAGTCCTGATAGATTTAAAGCCGGTGCTGTTGTTCACTCTAACTTAATCAAAAAGCTAGATGTTGAAGATATCAATTTCTTTGGTGAGAATCATTATACTTACTGGCCTCAAGAACCTCTTGATTCTATTGAAATGCTTCCGTTTCAGGAGTTGCGTAAGAAACTTATTAAAGAAGGTGCAGATTTTAATGCTCCCGAATTTAAAGAATTTATGCGTGATTTGAATGCTTTAGTAAAAGAAGTAGCCGGGGGTTGGGCTGAGTTTAAGAATCTAACACAGCAAGTATACCCTTTATATTATATAAAGGCATTTGGGGATGCACCTTCAGGATGCCCCCGTGATGCGTCATTGGTATTGTTGTTGCAACTATATCAAAAAGCAGGTGGAACATATCAGTTTGTGCCAAAGAGTCTGACAACACGTTATTGTGAGAATAGAACTCAAATGTTCAATCAGTTGACACCTGCTAAGAAGGAGTTGTTCAAATGATAAGTATGGCATTGTATATTGCTGAGATATACGGCAAGGTTAAACCCGGTATATCTAATAATCTTAAATCACGTATTACTTCTTACACTAAAGGGAATAATGAAGCGTATATGCATCATTGTTATTTTGCTGTTGAAGGTTATGAGGAGCATGTAAGAAATTGTGAAAGCTACCTTTTTCGTCAGTTGTTTCCTTTTTTAGAAAACCCTCACGGAAGTCATAAACCAAGTGAGTATGTTGACCCAAAATATACAGAGGTAAATTTTGAATACGTTAAGGATATTGTAGAGGACCGTATCAGAAGTCACCCGCTGAAGATTAAACGGTTGAAACAACAGTTCTTGCCCATTACAAGATATAACATCAAATCTTTATTGGAAGGTATCAATAACTTCCCTGATAAATATTTGGAAGATATCTAACTTGACAACAATTAGTGATATGTGTATAATCTACACATATCACTCAACTTAAATACAAAAAATGAAATACGCACTTATGGATACCGCAAATCTTTTCTTCAGGGCACGGCATGTTGCTTCTCGCAACAGTGATCCAGAGGAGAAGGTAGCAATGGCCTTACATCTTACATTAGCATCATGTAATCAAATTGTTAGAAAATTTGGAATTGATCACGTGGTCTTCTGCTTGGAGGGGAAATCGTGGAGGAAGAGCTACTATGAACCCTATAAAAAGAATAGAATTGTAGATGCACAATCACAAACTCAAGCAGAGAAAGAAGAAAACGAACTTTTTTGGGAAACGTATGAAAAGTTTACAACTTTTTTGCGTGAGCGGACAAACGTAAGTGTCCTTCGTGATCCTAAGGCAGAAGCTGATGATCTCATTGCAAGATTCATTGCCTTGCATCCAGCTGACACACATTACATAATTTCAAGCGATACTGATTTTATACAATTAATTACACCGGATAAAGTAATGCAATATAATGGAATTACTAACCAGTTGATTACTACCGAAGGTTATTTTGATGACAAAGGTCGTATTGTTAAAGATAAAAAAACAGGGGAACCCAAACTGTTAGGTGACCCACAATTTATTTTGTTCGAAAAATGTATGCGTGGAGATTCTACAGACAACGTGTTCAGTGCTTATCCCGGGGTGCGTACTAAAGGTAGTAAGAATAAAGTTGGATTGATTGAGGCTTATGCTGATAGAGAAAAGCAAGGATTTTCGTGGAACAATTTACAACTTCAACGCTGGTTGGACCATAATCAAGTAGAACATAGGGTGCGTGATGATTATGAGAGAAATCGTGTACTGATTGATCTTACCTGTCAGCCGGATGAAGTTAAAAAATCAGTAGATGAAAACATTCGTGCGGGTGTGCGTATAACAGTTACACCTCAAGTAGGAATTCACTTTATGAAATTCTGCGGCCGGTATGAACTTACAAAGATTTCAGAAAATGCAGATTATGCAAAATGGTTGAATGCGCCTTATAAAGGAAGTTTAGTATGAGTGAACGAATTAAAGAATTGATTGAACAAGTAGGGACCGACGTAAGTGGTAAATGGATGAACGTTGATAATTCAGAAAAGTTCGCCGAATTGATTGTTCGGAAATGTGCTGATATTGCTGATACTGCGGAACCATTCCTTGCTTCGGATTTAATTAAACAACATTTTGGAGTTGAATAATGACAAGAGATTATAAAAATTTACAATATATTTTAAACAAAACACCAGATGAATTATATGAGTGGTGGAATACATTAGATGATGAGGATCAAGCATATGCTATGGAAATCATTATAGAATATCGTAAAATGCTAGATGAACCGCTAGTAGAGGATCTGTCTTTAGCACATGGTGTACTAAAACAGTTTATGTTATAATGCCAACACTAGCAGAATATTTCAAAGCTAACCGATATTCGGGTAAATACAGTATTGGTGATCGTGTTATTGGTAAATGGAATAAGATTCCTTTTGTTGGCACGGTGGGTAATGATACACTAATTAATGAAATTGAAGGGCCGAGAATCAGTGTACATTTAGATTTGCCTATCAAATACAAAAATGTAGTATATAATATTTTACTTGTTAAACACAAAGATATAAGGTTATTTACATGAGCACCATATCCACACCCACTCCCTTACTTAATTATACCTTACGGTATAATATGCTAAAAGATATCATAGAAGCAACAAAGAAAACTGATATTAAACGGGATGATAATCGGGAAAAAGATAAAATATTAAGTATACAAGCAGATAAACGTATGGATCAACATAGATTGTTTTTAGAGAGCATACAGGAAGTTAAACGATATGAATCGTTAAAACTTACAAAAGAATATCAGGAGTACCAATATCTATATAGTTTGGGTACAAAGGTTGACAAATACATTTAATGATGTTACACTTACACAGAGGAATAAAAATGACTAAAACACTAATTGCAAAACCCGTAGTTAAAAATCAATTTTGGATTGTTACAGATGGCAAAGAAAAGGTCGGTAATGTATTAGCTGATGGTTCTGGCTTTGAAGTTAAATTGAATGGTAATAAAAGCCATTATAAAAATACTACAGCTATCAAACGTAAGACAAATATTGAATTTGAAACTGTACAAAAAGCAGATAAAACTAAACACGACTTGCCCTTTAAGGTATATCCTACAACAGGTACAGTGTTCAATAGCATGTTAGATATAAAACGTAAATTACATTTGTTTACTACAGGTATTAAAAGTAAGTGCTATCATGCCGCAGGATGGTTTGTAATTCAACAGGGAAGTGAAAAAACAACAGTTTTTTGTCCTAAATACATCTTTATTGAGCGTTATCCATATCAAGGTCCGTTTAAAACAGAAGATGAAGCAAAAAGCATGATAAATAACTGATGATACATATTAAGCGATTCGTGGATAAAGTAACCCTGATTGAAGGCAAACAGGGAAGAGATGTGGTTATTCCCATAAGTGAAGCCCGCGGATTGCGTGATGAGTTAACTAAATTACTTGTAGATAACTATGAACTTTTACAGAATACAAACAAGGTAGAACCAGTATTTCAAGTAGAGATGAACGGTGGTAGATTTTAATGAGTAGAACACAACCTAAAATATTACTTGAATTAGTAGACAAAGTAACATATAAATGTGACCAGATTGTAGAGGCTGCGGGTATATGGGCTGTATTTTTTGACGGTCAACCTATCAATTTAAAAAGCCAACATTACTTAGACAACGAAGCAACACCTAAGTATAAAAAGACTAGCTTTAGTAACCCAGGACATGCACGTAATCTATGTCGTAAATTGAATGTACAATTCAAAACAGATAAGTTTACCGTAGTCTTTATGAATTCCGGTAGAGTTGTCTACCCAGATGAGTAAGCGTAAGACACTTAAAGAAACTATAACAGAAGTTGTATTGGCTCAACTTCCTGATTCATTAATTCAAGAAAAAAACAGCCCGGTAGATAAACTACTTTTTAAATGGTGGATGACTGGGCGCCAAGACGGATTGCGTTTAACTGATGTAGGTGATCTAGCATTTAGAACAGCAGAAATAGAATTCTATCAGTATGAGCTTAAAATACAGCCTGAAACTCAATATCATGCTTATATATTAGAACTTAATAAAAAAATTAAGTGCCCATATTATATGGGGGTAAATAAACTTGAAAAAAGAAGTTTCCCCTACATCCGATTTTATGATAGTAAAATTGCTATGATGATTAGTCTGTATGGAAATGTAAATGAATATTTAGATAGTATAAAGGTAAAAAAATGACAGAAAAGAAAAACCCAAATCCATTTATTAATTTAGCTAACGAAGCTAAAAAGAAAAATACACCAATGTTAACAGGCAAAAAGTCTGAACAGAAAGTTCCAAAGCCTA